CCTTAAAAGTAACTCAAGGAATATATGATGAAATAACCACAACAGAGTTAGACACATTAGCAGCGGAAACCGCAGCGTCTATGACGACAACTCACCCCGACTATTCAAAATTAGCGGGTAGGTTGGCAGTTACTAATTTACATAAAACCACACCTAAGAAATTTTCACAATCTATAAAGGAACTATATTCTTTTATAGAACCAAGAACGGGTAAAGAGTCTTCATTAATATCTGAAGATCTTTATAATTTTGTTATGAAAAACAAAACCGAAATTGATGGTGCGATTGTACAGGAAAGGGACTTTGATTTTGATTATTTCGGGTTTAAAACGTTGGAGAGATCTTATCTTTTAAAAATTAGTGGTAGAATTATCGAGAGACCTCAATACATGTATATGAGAGTTGCCATGGGTATATGTAAGGGAGATATAGATATGGGTATTAGAATATACAATGATCTATCACAACATTTCTATACACACGCCACACCAACTTTATTTAATGCGGGTACTAAAAGACCACAAATGTCTTCTTGTTTTCTTATAGGAAATAAAGGTGACGATATAAATGCGTTATTTGATACTGTTAAGGATGTTGCGAATATTTCTAAATGGGCAGGCGGAATTGGTTTACACGTACATGATGTTAGAGCTAAAGGTTCATACATTAAAGGGACTGGTGGGGAATCCGATGGATTGTTACCGATGATGAAGACATATAATGAAGTTGCGAGATGGATTAATCAAGGTGGTAAAAGAAAAGGTTCTTTTGCTATCTACTTAGAACCATGGCATGCGGATGTATTCGAATTTATTGAATTAAGAAAAAACCATGGTAAGGAAGAAATGAGGGCAAGAGATTTATTTCTAGCAATGTGGACTCCCGATTTATTCATGGAAAGAGTCAAACAAGATGGTGAATGGACATTATTTTCACCTGATGAGGCACCTGGATTATCTGATGTCTACGACTCACCCGATTCTAAAGATTTTACAGAGTTGTACGAAAAGTACGAACAACAGGGTAAAGGTAGGAGAGTTGTGAGAGCAAGAAAATTAATGGACGCAATATTAACTGCACAGATTGAAACGGGTACACCTTATATGTTATATAAGGATTCGGCCAACTCTAAGTCTAATCAAAAGAATTTGGGTACAATTAAATCTTCCAATTTATGTACAGAAATTATTGAATATAGTTCACCTACTGAACAGGCGGTCTGTAATTTAGCATCAATTGCATTACCAAAATACATCGTTGATGGAGAGTTTAATCACGATCTATTATATCAGTATGTTTATCAAGTTGTTAGAAATTTGAATAACGTGATTGATTTAAACTTCTATCCAACAGAAGAGACTAAGAGGTCTAATCTAAAACATAGACCGATCGGTTTAGGAATACAAGGATTGGCAGATATTTTTTGTAAACTTAAATTACCTTTTGAGTCTGAAATTGCAGACACATTACAAACAGATATATTCGAAACAATATATTTTGCGGCGATGACTTCGTCTAAAGACTTATCCTCGGAAGTTGGTCCTTATGAATCCATTTCAGGATCACCTATTGAGAAGGGTATATTTCAATACCAAATGTGGGGGTTAAAGGATAAAGACCTATCAGGAAGATGGGATTGGAAATCACTTAGAAAGGAAGTAGTAAAATATGGTGTGAGAAATTCACTTTTATTAGCACCAATGCCAACGGCATCGACTGCACAGATTTTAGGTAATAATGAGGCATTTGAACCATTCACTTCAAACCTATACTCAAGACGAACGTTAGGGGGGGAATTTATTGTAATTAATAAACACCTTGTGGAGAGTTTAATGGAGAACGATTTATGGAGTGATGAAATTAAAAATAAACTTATATTAGAGAATGGGTCCGTACAAAACATTCCCGAGATTCCTGTAGACGTAAAAGAGATTTATAAAACTGTTTGGGAAATGTCTCAAAAAACTTTATTAAATATGGCAGCGAAAAGGTCAGTTTTTATTGATCAATCACAGTCATTAAATCTTTTTATAAGTAATGCAACCAAGGCGAAGTTATTAGCGGCACATTTACATGGATGGAATTTAGGTTTAAAAACAGGAATGTATTATCTAAGGACAAAATCTGCGGTTGACCCACTTAAGGGATTAGGTGTGAGTACTACAAAGACTCAACCAACAGAACAAAACACTGAAGATAATAGTGAGGTGGATGAAAAACCTAAACCAAATGTTACATCTAATTCATTAATAAGTGATAATAAAGAATTAGAAATGGTTTCACAACCTACAATACGACCTGACGACTCACCTTTTGAGTGTGAAGGGTGTGGTTCTTAATCACTTTTTTATTATTTTTTTCAAACCCACCGTAATGGTGGGTTTTTTATTTACAACCATTTTAGTATTGAATATATTTATTAGTATGGCAGTAACGTATGGAATTGACTTTCCTTTTAGAGAAAGTCTCACAGGAGATTATTTAAAAATGACTACAACCCCTGAAAAAGAGGTTAGAGGGAATCTTATTCACCTTATTCTTACTAAAAAGGGTAGTAGATATTATTTACCTGATTTTGGGACTAGAATATATCAATACATCTTTGATCAAAATGACATGGTTACATTCAACTTAATAGAAGAAGAAATAAGAGAGGGGTGTAAGAAGTACTTACCAAACCTTGACATAAACTCAATAAAAGTAATTTCCTCAGAAGATGATTCTGACCCCGTTACAACGGTAGATGAGGAGGATGATGAAAGATTATTTAGACTTGCGGACGAATCAACTAAACCATACACCGCAAAAGTAAAAATTGATTACACAGTTAATAATGGTGCGTTTTCGTCATCAGATTTTATAATAATTAATATATAAGATGGCAAAAAAAATATCATACGCTAAAAGAGACTTCGCAGGATTAAGGGAGGAATTGGTTAATTTAACTAAGGACTTTTATCCCGATTTAATAAAGAACACTAACGACGCATCGATCTATTCGGTGATGTTAGATCTTAACGCCGCAATAGGTGATAACCTACACTACCACATAGATAGAGTTTGGCAAGAGACTATGTTAGACTTTGCACAACAAAGAAGATCACTTTTTCATATTGCAAAAACATACGGTATTAATGTACCGGGTAATAGACCATCGGTTGCGTTGTCTGATTTTTCAGTAAACGTACCTGTAAGAGGTGATAAAGAAGATGAAAGATATTTGGGAATACTCAAGGCAGGGGCACAAGTTTCAGGTGGAGGACAAACGTTTGAAACAATAGAGGACATTGATTTCTCAAGTCCGTTCAATAGTAAAGGAGAACCAAATAGACTTAAAATACCGAATTTCGATAGTAATAATAAGTTAGTATCATACACCATCACTAAGAGAGATGCGATAGTCAATGGGGTGTCAAGAGTTTTCAGAAGAGTAATAGGGGCACAAGATCAGAAACCATTCTTAAAATTATTTTTACCTGAACAAAACGTGTTAGGTGTAACGTCAATAATTCATAAGGAAGGGACTAACTTCACATCTAATCCATCAACATCCGAATTCCAAAGTGAAAAAAATAGATGGTATGAGGTTAAGAGTTTGATGGAAGATAAGGTATTTCTCCCAAACAAAACTAAGTCCTCGGATACGGATAACTTTACTGCGGGAGATTACAAAAGAGTAAGTAATAAATTTATTTCAGAATATACACCTGAAGGTTATATGTCAGTGACTTTTGGTTCTGGTAATATAGATCCATTAGATAATTTAGATTCATTTAACGATGGTACGTTAAAAGTAAATTTAGGTACATACCTTAACAATCTTTCCTTAGGTGCAACTCCAAAGAAAAACTCCACAGTCTTCATAAAATATAGAGTAGGTGGGGGTAAAAACAGTAATCTTGGTGTTAATGTCATCAATAGTGTCGATAATGTTGAATTTAATGTAACAGGACCATTAGGAAATATTAATAGTCAGGTAATACGTTCACTAAACGCCACCAATGTTACACCCGCAGTAGGTGGGGCGGACCAACCAACAATTGAAGAAATAAGAAATATGGTTGGGTATAATTTTGCGGCTCAAGATAGGGCAGTAACACTTAACGATTATAAAGTTTTAATAGAGACCATGCCGTCTACGTATGGGGCACCCGCGAAAGTAAATGTGATGGAGGAAGATAATAAAGTTAAAATAAAACTTCTTTCCTATGATGATGAGGGTAACCTAAATGACACTGTATCAACTACACTTAAAAACAACATTTTAAGGTATCTAACAAACTATAGAATGATCAATGACTATATTGATATACAAAGTGGAGAAGTACTTGATTTGGGGTTAGAAATTGATTTATTGGTCGATAAAAACATTAATCAGACAGACATACTAAAAGATGTGGTTTCTAAATCTACATCATTCTTTAATATAGAGAAAAGAAAAATGGGTGATCCACTATTCGTAGGTGAGTTACAGAAAGAAATATCAAATATCTCGGGTATTGTTAATGTTGTTGATTTAAGGGTTTTTGGAAAGACAGGTGGAGAATATTCCACGGCGGAGGTAAGTCAAGGTTATAGTGATGAAGAGACAAAACAAGTTGCCCAATCAGATTCAACAATTTTTATGAAGAGCAATCAAATCTTCCAAATTAGATTCCCTAATAAAGATATAAAAATTAGGGTTAAATCTTTAGGTTCCACTACATTTTAAAATTCTTTTTCTGTATTATTATTAATTAAGGGAAATTAGGTTCCAATCTATTTATATGATATGATGCAGAAACACAGAATACGTACTGAAATAGGTAATAATCAAAAATTGACTGTAGAGTTAAAACAAGATTATGACTTATTAGAAATACTTTCACTCAAATTTAGTCAAAAAGACGCATACACATCTCTTTGTGCCGATTATGGGGTTGTTTGTGGTAGAATCAGTGCAAACCAAGGGTTTGGTGTTGCAAATGCGAGGGTCTCTATTTTTATACCCTTGGATGATGTTGATGAACAAGATCCTGTAGTATCTGCACTTTACCCATATAAATTAACACAGGACACAAATACAGACGGATACAAGTACAATCTTTTTCCAAAAAGGAAACAACACACAGGACATACTCCTACAGGTACATTTCCTGATCAAGAAGACATTCTAACAAGAGAGGAAGTACTATATGTTTATGAAAAATATTATAAGTACACTGTAAAGACTAACGACGCTGGTGATTTCATGATATGGGGGGTTCCTCTTGGTAAACAAACAATACATGTAGATGTGGATTTGTCCGACATGGGATGTCAGTCGTTAGTACCTTATGATTTTATTTATGAGGGGGTTTCTGAAGAAAAGTTTGAAAACAATTACACATTTAGAAGTAGTTCTGATATTGGAAGTTTACCACAGACATTAACTTTTGAGGAAAGTTTAGAAGTTTATCCTTTTTGGGGTAACGAGGATTTATGTGAAATAGGGATTACAAGAACGGATTATGATTTATCTGAACAAGGTATTAGGATAGAACCATATTCAATCATGATGGGCGGAACCTTTACTGATTCAGGAAAGGATTCGGTAAGAGTTCAATGTAATGTTGATAACCAAATGGGTGAAAAGTGTGCTCTTACGACGGGTGAGGGGGATATTGAGACTATTAGGTTTTCGGGACAATACGAGGAAAATGTTGATGGAACACCAAATTACGAAAGACCAATATTAGAAGCGATACAGTTAGATTCTCAGATAGATAAAGAAGGTAATTTCTTTTTCAGGGTTCCTATGAATATGGGATATAGAATTACAAATGAATTCGGTGAATTAGTAGAGACTAAAGATACCCAAAGAGGAATACCAACAAGAGGAACATATAGGTTTAGACTATCGTTACAAAATGATAATGGTGCGAGAAAACAATACAGAGGAAAATATCTAATACCTCAAATAAAAGAACACCAATTAGGTCCGAGTGGTTTTAATTATACAGATAAAAAATCCTACGCGTTTTCCACCAATTTAGATGATTATCCGACAGATGCGATGGATGATATTACGGGAATTAATAATAACGGATTCTCAAATGATATGTTCTATTCGTTTAGATATAATCGAGTTTATACGGTTTCATCATTTATTAATCAATATAATAATAAAGGATGGTGGGAGAAGAATTTCTCATTATTCACAAAAGATAAAAATGAATCTTTTATTGGTATCAAGGAAATACAACCATCTATTGAGGAGGATTGTGCTAACAATAATGAGTATTTCCCAATAAACGATGCGGTAAGTAATTTCAAGTTTAAATTTTTAATAATTATAATTTTAAATTTTTTAGAAAGGATTTATCTATTAATAACTCAGTTCGCTTTAGATTTTATTATCGAAACGTTATTTGATATTTCAGAGGCGTTATACTCATTCTATCTCGGTTGGCCATTTAAAAAGAGGTTTTTTGCGGATCCGGCGAGAAGAATTGCGAGGATTGCAAAAAAGGCACAAATAACAACATTAAGAAGATTAGGTTTGGTAAACTACCCCGATTGTTATGAGTGTAATACGAACCCCGGTACGGATGAACAGACACCTGGTGGAGAAGAAAGTGAATATCAACTACTTCTCAGTAACGGTAATGTAGCCCCAACGATTGATGAAAATACAGATTTAGAAAATTATATTACCACTAATTCTCTTAGTTCGGTACTCTCTAACTCTAATTGTGTACATGATTATAACCCCATTTCAGAGGCCGATGATGACCCACCGGGACTAACAATCCCAATAGGTGGAGTGACTAATCTAAAAAATTATATTATAAAGTACATAACTGTTGCGGAGATTCCCGAAATACCTGAAGTAACAGCCACTCAACAAAATATAGATAATGGAGATTTAACTGCAATCGACGGACCACAGAATGGTGCACCCGCAACGGCTCTAACAGATATAATGGTTGTGTTTGTCCCCGCCGTCCCTCCAATATACGAATATAAGTATATTGGTTATGGGTCACCTTATCCGTTAGAGAGTGGGGGTTTTGAAGGTGTAACAATTAATATCCATGATGATGTTTATGTTGCGAATGGTTTAGAAAATAATAGCCCATTACCTATTTCTGTTAGTGGGACCGCATTACAATCGTCATATGTTATACTCATATCTAACGTATATTTCATTTCTGAATTAACACAAGTAAGTCAAGGTGTACAACCAATTGTTGAAGGAGGTTGTCAAAAATACGATACGATATATGACCCGTCACATGGTGAGTTAAAAGCATATATAAATTCTACGGGTACACAAACTTACGATCACTTCGTTAATAACCCTAACGCACACGTGAGTTATCCAGACATATTTTTTGACGGTAACGAAAACCCTTGTGATCCCGTACCACTGATACCCGATATTGTTGCAAGTATTAGTGTCAAAGCGGAAAATAGTGACTTAGGTACAGATTTTTATTGTACTAGTACACGAAACTGTCATTTCCCAAGAAGGGCTGCATTAAGTCAGGGATGGTGTGGTATAGTTGGGTTAGATTCGGAAGATTGTGACGGTACCGCTTCAGGTTACTCTGAATTTGCGGATGGACAATACGCTCTTGTCGCTACGACAGGAAAAAATTCAAAACTAATTAAAAATTACTCGAGAAGAAAACTACTCGGTAAGTTAATGTGTGCGGGGATCACTTCATACAGTTTTGGTAATAGTTGGTTAAATGGTTCACTATATTTCTTTCAGTTCAGAAGAAGAAAGGGTGGTGACAAAGCAAGGTATTGTAAAGATTTAATTGAGAGAATATCCGATGATACTGGTGTTCATTACTACTATAGATCAACACCATACTATAATGGTAATTTTATTGGACAAGTTGGGGAAAGTGGATATGGGGAAATACTGTTTCCTACCACTATAATGGATTTGGGTCCAAGAAACATGTTTATAAAAGAAATATGTGTAGATCCAGAATTAGACGTTAATTGTTCGGTATCTAAAAGTATAGGTACCACATCATACCAAGACATTAACGACTTAATGGAATATATTATTGCGTCTAAAGAGGTTAAAGAGCAAGGTAAATTAAAAGTCCAAGACCTTTTTGATAGAAGGGGTGGGGGTAAAATCGACGGAGATATTGCCCAACTACTTAATTTTAACTCTCAAATGGGTGTATATGGATATAACGATGAGGACGATGAGAGTCCTTATTGGTCACCAAATCAACAATTTTTTGATGGTTTTGGTCCCGTTGGTATTGATTTTACTTTTTCCGAAGACGATGAGGATACAGAAATTGTTGAAAAAGACGGTACCTTACTTAGGTTATGTATAAACTCTGCAGGAAACTTGACAGAGACTGCTCAAGAAGTACCGTACTATAAATGGAATAAGTTAGGTGATGGGTTCGGGTCCAATGGTGGAAACTCAGAAAAACAGGAATGGAGTTTGGGGACAATACATACCACAAAATATCAAGGAGGTTGGACTTATCCAGGATTAATGGAGACAGACCCATTTGGTGATGCTGGTGGCGATCCAACGGATAATATAAATAGTCATTATTATGATGGTAGTATACTTCCACCAATAAGAGATTGTGCAGATAATAATTACTCAGATACTAACATACCAATAGGTGGTCCCTATTTCTTTTATTTTGGTTTGAGGACGGGTAAGTCTTCTTGGAATAAATTCGTTAAAAACTTTGGTCCATTATGATAAAAAAGAAAATTGTAGCACCGAGTAAACGATATAAAAAGGCGGAATCTGAGGATCTAACTTTAAGAATAAATTTTGAAGAGGAAAAGAGTTTATTAAGAGAAGGTGATAAAAATATAGTATTAGACATTGCCGAACTTTATAGAAAGGAACGTAATGAAAGTACCAAATATAGAATTTACGGTAAGATGAATATGGTGTTTAGAAACACATATAGTGGAACCACCACATATGATCCTCTACGTAATAACCTTTATGTTATTGGTGATGGTCTTGATGGGGATTTTACAGGGTATTTACCATACAACGAATTTGCGTTCATTAGGGACGATTATGTTAGGGAAGTCTCTATTTCAACAGGTACTACAATGGGGACCTATGACCCCAACATATTTATAACGGGTGATACCACACACAGAGTAATAAATGAAATAGACTCCGCATCTACAAATTGGAATGTGTTTTTATCATATGTCTATGATAAAGACTCAACACACCAAATGAAGTATACTTTGTCGGGAAATACGGAGTATAGTTTTACAGCATCTAATGGAGTACCGTTTAGGATAACGGAGTATCCGAACTACTACGAACTTACAAGTCCAATACCACATAATATGAAACAGGGGGAATTCGTAATAGTTTCAGGAACTTCAATAAGTAGTGGTACCGAATTGGATAGAATATTCCCAATATCTTCAGTAGGTAATGAAATATTTGACTCTGAGAAATATGTATTAATCATACAAAAGTCGGTACTATCTAGTTCACAAACAATGAGTGGGGTGGTTTTCGGTAAAAGATGTATAGACAAATTAAGAATGTCGGGAACAACATCTGAGTATTATGTTCATAAACATAAAATACTCACAAATACTGACGACTGTATAATAGATAGAACAGGTTTCGAAACACCTGTTTTTGAAATAGAGAGAAAACTACAATTCGAGACCGCAGACAATAGAAACGATGTATACACAGTACAAAATAGACCTGAAACAGTTTTATTTCACTTTAAAGATGAGATAGACATAAATGGTTTAATAAATAACTTAGGATATACAATAACCGACGCATACGTAACAAAAGTTTTTAAAAATGGTAATGGGTATTTCCAATATCCTCCAAGACATGGATATAAATTTCATTTTCATAATAATTGGGTTGATAATCACTTTGATAGAACATTTGCGGGATCGGATTCGGGACTCCAATCAACTAATTTTACTAACAGTGGTTTTACATTTACCCAAGGTACGGAACTTCAAAAAGGTGACGATATTTTAGGGGCGTTTGTGGAGTATAATAAGGAAGATTTTAAAGAAACTATATTGTCCGAGTCGTTCCATAAATACACAATTGATTTTAATATTTTTGATCACGGACAAATAGACCCAAATGCGGGATCGACAACAAAAAACCCTTTAGGGTTATACTACCAACCTCACCAAAGGGTTAAATTAAGAGAATTATCACCATACGTGGAGACCGCAAATACGGATCAAATATATGGACTACCTGAGAACTCTGTTTACGATGAATATAGGGTTTTATGGAAATGGAGAGATTTATATGACCATGGTTATATTGATCCTGATGGGTTTGGAACAAACCACCCATTTACAAATGGACAACATTACGTCAAATCTGACATAAACTTTTACCTTAGAAATGAGGAGACCTTCATGAACAAAAGTGATGGTTTAACTAATTTCAGTGAGGATAACGATGGAATATGTTAGATGAAAATTAGATTTAATCAAAATAATAAGAACTTCTTAATCAATAAGGAACAAAACTTTAAAACTGATGCTGGATGGGATGAGAATTTTCAGTCATATGAGGATGAGGTTTTAAAAGACATTATAAATCCTGTTGAGAACTACGAAACTAATAGGTATGTTCATAAACCTTACGTTTCTACAATAGGTCAAGTACCTGGTTCAGGAGACACGTCAGCTAGTTCCGTAGAACAAACTGATATATGGTTTTATTTTTATTTTAAAAACCCATCGAATGTCTACACATTAGATTATAAAAATGTAGGTATTACCCAAACAGATAAATTAATGGCTAACTTAAAATATAGTTTTTTTAGGTTAGAGTTTTATAAAACCCCCAATAACGAACCACCTAACAGATCTAATAGGAGATTGGTTTTTGCAAAAAATTTAGCACCCGCGGTTGGAGAAAGAGCAACCTTTGAAAATAAGTTTGAGAAAATGTATGTACCTGTATTTTTCGGTTCAAGTATGAGAAACAAAGAGAACATGTATCTTTTTTGGTTCCATGATGATACTGTTTTAGAAGAGACAGAACTTACGGGAACTACTTTCTTTATGACCGCAAA